TCTGGTTGTTGTTGTTCTTCTTCATCATCACCCAAACCATGCGACTTCATTGCATTTCTTAAACTGTCTTGTTGTTTTTCTTGTTCTTCAGGTGGTAAAGAATCAAACACTGCTTTTGTTATGTGATCTTTTTGATGATGAGCACCATGAGATTCTTCTTCATCTCCTTCTTCTTCATCGCCCATTTCATCTAATCTTTTTCTTACTTCAGCTTTTACTTCAGCACTCATCTTAGTAGTTTTTGTCCACTCATCATAAGTTTTGCCTTTAGCAATTTGTTCCAATGCACTTCTTACAGATGTTTCTAAAGCATCAGTTGCTGCATCTTCTGTTATTTCATGTCTCAACCAATGTGGTCCACCAGTTATCTTTGTTGCTTGTGGTTTAGCATTGCCACTAATATCTGTTCCACCAACATCAATTATCTGTAAAATTGATTCTTGTAGTTTCATGACTGTCCCATCCTAATTGATGAATATTTTTGTGCTGATTTTAAATTTTTATTTGCGTGATCAATTCTTGCACCACCAACATCTCGTTTTCTTTGGGTTATTAATTCTTTATATTTTCTTGCGTATTCTCTTTTAACTTTTGCTACTGGACCTTCTTCTTGTGCAAGTTCAACTGTACCATAGTTGTCTGCTTCACCAGTAACATTTCTTTGCATTTTATACTTATATGTATCATATAATATTTTTTCAGAATCTTGCCCAGGGGTAGAATCTGCATATCTCTCAACCATCTCAGGTGTTCCCCACTCAACAGGTCCCATAGATTTTACATTTTGTCCAAATCTTCCATTCTCTTGTGTATCTGATGTATCCATTTTGCCGGGATGTGGACCCCAAGTAATTGATTCTAATATTTGATATAAAAATGGTCTATAAAAAAGATCACCCTTTGATGCACCAAAATCTTTTTCAATACTTTCAAAAAGTTTATCTATCTTTTTTACAGATGATTCTATTTTATTTTCTAAACCTGTATGACCCAATTCAAACAAACACATTTTTTCAATTAATTTATCTGTCTCTTTCATTGCTTCAACTATGGTTCTATTGTGTTTAGTTTTTGATAATGAAAGACTTCTAAGTTCAGAAAAAGTTTCTTCAACTATGGGCATATGAGAAAAGTATTCTGTTTCATATCCCATGTAATTATATTCTAAATCTTTTTCTGGTACTTCTAATGTAATTTTATCTGGTCTAGTTGGCCATTCTTTGTCAAAAATTGCTTCTTTTAAATTCAATCCTTTTCTAACCGCTTTCATCATTCTGGTCATAGATTGTTCAGCCATTCCAGAAGGAACACCTTTTCTAAAAGATTCAATATCTCTTTCTGCTGCCGCCTTTCTCATTTTAGATGCAGACATTCCTGTAACACCCTCTGCATCTGGATCTCTTTCACCCGCACTCACAATTCTAATTGTATCAAATTCATAGATACCATGTTTAGCTTGTTTACCATTATATTGTTCTAAAAGTTTTTTAAAGTCTGCAACTCTATCACTACCAACAACCATAACTAATTGATCATACTCATTTAATTTAACTGCCGCATCAATCGCGGATCTTATATTTGGATCAGATTGTATAGAATTTTTAAATGAAGGAAACATCTCTTTCATGTATCCCATTTTTTGTTTATTAGACAAAGGATTCTTTTTTGGATCTTGAGATTGACTTCCATAAACAAACAAATCGGCTTTAAATCTTCTAGCAGTATTTCTAGCTGATTCAAGTAATTTTCCGTGGCCGATGGTTGGTGGATTAAATCTCCCAAATACCATCACTGCTGTTTTACTTTTTGATTCACGAATCAAATTTTTGTATGTCTTCATTTTCCTTTTGCCTTTTTCTTATCACGTAACTTTTTTCGATAAGCCATAACATTTCTGGCTCTTTCATTTTCATCATCTTCATCACGAGTGGAATGAGTTTTACCTCTCCACTTCATGGCGTTGTAAGCGTCTCCTTCTGGTTGTTTTTCTATCTTGCCACCAGACTTTTTAAACTTATGAATTGCCAACTGTTTTCTTAATCTTTCTATATTAGATTCTTCATCAGTTGGTCCATAACCTTTTGGAGTTACATCTGTAACTTTAAAATCAGGTTTCTTTTTAAGAGCCTTCCACTTACCATCTTTCCATTCACCTTTTATGGCATCGCCTTTTTTATCAAAGTGTTTAGCAAGATGGGGTGGTAAGGACTCTAAAAAAGTTTTCATTATACTTATACTTTCCCTTGTTCTGCCGCTTGTTTAGCTTGATCTGCAGCATTTTTACCAGAAATAAAACCAGCAATAATACCAACAATACCAGTTATTGCCATAGACAATAGATTAATAACATCTTTGTCTGGAGGCCTGTTTGTTTGGATTGCGTTATAAAAATCTCCTAAAGTAATGACAAACAATAATACAATAGTACCACCTGCTAACATCATTACTATCCAATCTTTCATTTCATTTCTTGACATTTTTTATCCTTTCAATTTCATTTATTAAGCCCGTATTTCAGAATGATCCTTATTACTGGTCCATACTGAATCTCCTCGGGCTTTTCTTCTTTGAATTCTGAGTTCACTTGCTTTCTCTTGTCTTTCTGGATCATGTTGTTTTTGTCCTTGCCTAAATAACCTAGCCGCTTTAGATTTGCTTGGATCTAACATAGCTTCATCAGTAGTTTCTACTTCTTCTTTTGAATGAAATTGAGACTTTTGTTTTGTCACTTGAGTACTACTTACAGGCCTTGACTTATCTTTATGCTTACCCCCAAGAGATGCTGGCATTTGTGCTTTTTGAGCCGCCATTGCTCTGTCATCATCATAATCTCCGTATGCCTCATCAAACTTTCTATTTCTAAATTCTTTAAATGAAGAAAACCCATAATTTTTGTTAGCTTTATCTCTTAAAGCATTTTCTATCAAAGCTTCTTCATGAGCCTTTTCCACTTCTGGATCTTCTTTGAGTTTCTTCAAATGTTGCATTTTATCACCACCTTTTTTATCACCCTTATGCCCTTCATCTTTTTTGATCTTAGCATTAGCATAATCTTCTTTTTTCATTTGCATTCTTTTTTTGATCGCTTTATCTCTTGCTATCTTCCAATCATCAGAATCAACATCACCATCTTTATCATGGTCTGTTTTTTCTTCCAAATCAACTTCTTCTTTTTTTGTTTTTGCAAGTTCACGTCTCATCAAATTAAAAAATTCAGGAGCTTCATCAATCATGTCCAAAAATTGTGTCAATACACTAATCAATACTTGTCTTTCTTGAACAGTTGTCATTGCTCCACCTTTTACCTTCTTCATAGCAGATTTGAAATAAGGTAAATCTTTCTTTTCTTTTATTAATCCTGCGAGAACAAGTTGTCTCAACTTAGGAGACATTGCCTCGTCTTCATTTACCATAACTCCGTATGCCGTTTTTACTAAATCTTGCATTTTTTAGCTCCAGTTCTTTAACTCTACATTAAAATTATTTCTTGAGAACTCTAACCTATCGACTAACTTCACTGCCCCACCTTTTATTTTGTCCACTGCTACAAATCCTTCTGGGGCTGTAACTTTGTATCCTGCTCCATCACGAACAAAAGTCTGTGTTAATTGTTCCATTTTTTCTAACTTAGATACTAACATCATTTTAGCATCTATCAACATATTCATTAAACTAAAGATCTTTGTGAGATCACCTTTATTTTGTAGGAAGAACTTTAAAAACTCTACTTTTTTCTGTCTTCGTATACTCTTAGATTTATCTGTTTTTAATTTATCAATTTCCTTATCAAACTTAGTCTCTATATATTTAATCAACTCATCTGTATGTCTCTTTGGATTACCTATTGTCTGTCCTACTCGTATCTTACTATTATTAAAAGTTTTAATAATCAGATTGATGTCAGATTGCTCCGCTATTGTATTTAATGTATTCGCACTTATTGTTTGAAAAGTTCTCCCTACAAGAGAAAGTATTCTTGTGATACTATCTGTATCACGTTTAGTGAATGTTGCTGTTCCAGATGCATCAGTAAACTTGGCATCTCTGAACCATACATCCCTTGTTTTGTTTAAACTACTAATATTTATATTGAAAGAAGATTTCATATCCTCCATTTTTGTACCAGTATACATTGTATGAAATACTATTCCCATTTTAGAGTTTAGTATTTCTCTTGCTAATTGAGTTTTTAATGGTACTGCATAAACAATAGTGTTTGGTTGAAAAGTAACATATTGTTCCCCATCTATTGTTTTCATTGCTAAATCTTCTTTAGCAAACATCATGTCACCTTGGAGTATTCCTTTTATTCCTAATTTTGGTAAATGTTGCAATGCAACTTTTAATTTTTCACCAAGGCCTGGTGGGTGATTATTATCTATATCTTGTGGTGTGTAGTTTATCTTTGGTGTTTTATTAAAAATACTTTTAGAACCAACAAAAAATTTATTATTTTCTGGATTAATTCCTGCAAAAACTGCTGGAGCTCCGTCCCACTTAGTAGTTATAAAAGTATTAGTAGCAGAACTACCAGCTAGCATATCTCTAAGTGATTGAAGAAAGTTAATGGCACCTCTAGTACCTACCACTCCACCATTCAAAACCTCATCCTCTATATGTTCAAGATGAAGATTCTTTCCTTCTTTTGCTTCATTTATTAAATGTAATCTAAATGATTTCATTAATCCTCATCTCTGGTAGTTTTATGAGTGAATGAACTCCAATGAGTTGTCTCATGATCATTATGATGTTTAGGATCAGAATTTAATTTCTTTTCTTTATTATCTACACCATTAACATATGCTATTGCGTGTGCTTTATCTTTAAAATAAGATCCCCCATGTGGAACGTGTTTACTTTCATCTCTTGACATATGACCATGATGATCATCACTTCTTAACGCACCCCATGTTCCTTTTTTTGTTTGCCAGACAATACCTCTATGTAATTGAACAAAATTTCTTATTCCTTCTTCATCTTGTTTAATTTGATATATGTCATGTTGCATTTTATGGTGATCTGAATCACTTACTGGTTTATCATGATATGAAGCACCAACATACGCATTGTCTTGTTTTGGTTCTTTTTTACTTGGTTTTACTTTTTGTTCAACTGTTTTTGGTTCAGATTTTTTAGATTCTTCAGAAGCAAATTTAGATAGATTTTTAGCACCATCATGCATCTGATGTTCAACTTTATGATCTTTTAAAGAACTCATAATTTGATCAACTAATTCTGGTTCATATACTTTGATAGTATCCAATGCACTATTAGTTATATGTAATTTATTCACTTTTATTTCATTTGTGATCATTTCATCCCAAGACCCTGTTGTAGTTTTATCATCCATATATCCATGCATTCTCTCTTGTACTTTATCAACATGATTTCCAAATACCTTTTCTACCCCATCAAAATAATCTTTTATTAATTTATTTTTAGTTTTACCATCTGATTCTCTACCAGTATCAGACCACAAATTCATAAGTTCTTGAAAATTTAAATCATCTATTTCATCATTATCAGTGTGTTTTTTTAAAATATCTTTAATTTCCCATGTCAAATCTTTTTGTACTTCTTTCAGCTGTTCTTGCCAAAATGGATTGTTTTTAAAATAATCCATACCTATGTATCTTCTGCCAGATTCATCAGGTCTACTCATAACATCTTCAGAGTTTGCCATTAAAATATTTCCTTCAAGTTCTGCAACCATTCCCCCTCTATTATTTACTCCTGATGTTATTGGGTGACTATCCATATTATAAAATGCTGATATTGATTTTTTTGTTCCTTGTAGATCTAATAAATCCTTTACATGATGAGGATCTACAACATGAAATACTTTATCTCTTTTTGTTGGAAAAAGTCTTTTTAACATAGATGGAGAAAGTGGTATTTGCATAGTATCTTGTATTTCCTCTTGATTATCAAAATCAGGAAATACTCTATCAACTGTGCTACCAGACCATGCGAGTTTTTCTCCCTGTCTAAGTTCTAATAAATTATTTAATTGGCTGAATGATTTCATGAATTGTGTGCGCTATGGATTTAAAATTATATTTAAATGATTCATAAATACCAGAAATTCTATCAGTTAAAAGTTGTCTATAAGAAGCAATATCTTTACCTCTAGGTGAAGATTGTTCATTTTCTTCATCAAGATCTTTTAATTGTTTTTTGGTTCTATTCATCTCATCATTCCACCACTTCTTTCTTGTTTTCTCAGGCCACTTTGTAATATCAAATCCATGCTCTAATGCGTTGCCCATAAAACCTGTCTGCACCATTTCAAATCCTGGTGAAACACCAATTCCTTTAGTTCTGACTCCCATAGTAAAAAGAGGAAATTCTGATTTTTTTCCTCCACCAACATCTTTGATAAATTTAATTGTTCCTGTTTTATCACCACCAGTATAATCAACTTCAATTTTTCCTTTTATATTATCCATCAATGCTTTTTTAGCTTTACCTAATTTTTGATGGTCATCAGGAGAAATTTTTCTAAAGTTATCTAATAACTTCTGGGAATCTTTTCCTAAAACTCCCATAAGTTTTTCTTCACTCAATTCTGAACCTCTTGGTTCAACACCATAGACAACCATTAATTTATCTAGATTTGGATTTTTTTCTAATCCTAATATTTGATCTAGTTCCAAACCATGTAATATTTCATCTTTAAATGCGTCTTCTACTTTTGAATCAGATTTCATGGCGTCTGCCATTCTACCAAAATGCTTAACATCAGCATCTCTCAAATTAGAATAGAGATCCATTGAATGTCCTTGTTTCTCTAAATGTGCAGCAATTTTTGATAAAACTTTTAAATCATTTTCATTTGGTCCTTCTCTTGGTTCTTTTGTCAATTGCCCATTATGATATTTTTCTAATTTTGCTTGATACTCTGCTCTACCTTCAGGACCTAATGTTCTCTGTATATTAGATAAAAATTTTGGTATACCATTTTCATCTTTTTCTAATAAATCTAAGTACTTAGACTTATCTGCTGCATCACCAAGAACTTCTGTTTCATAATCATCATCTGATTGTGCATATAATTTCTTAATAACTTTACTAACTGCAGGATTATTTAAAAAATCTTTAATATTATCATCGCTTAAATAACCATTTACATCTTTCCAGTAATTATTTACATTTGTCGCTTCATGTACTTTATTAATAGTTTCTTCAGGAATACCACGCTCTCTCATACTATCTTTTATCTGATTCATTACCTTCGCATATCCACCATTATGAATTCTAATTGCTCCATCTTTTTTCAAAGAAACACCAACTCTAGTACCATCAGAAAGTTTAACTACCATATCTGCTGCAGTACCATGCCCTGTAGTGTTCATTAATAAATTACCTTCATCAGTATCCCACGCAACATCTGCAATATTATCCCCAAAAGTATCATGTAATAAATTAGCACAATTAATTCCAGCATCTATCCATTCTTTACCAGATTTATTATTTAATACATGATTTGGATCAGAATTAACAATATGATTTAATTCTGATCTAATTTGTTCTTCAGAAGCACCTTGTAATAATCTTTGATTAGCATATACTGTACAACATTCTCCAGCTTGAGAAACTGCGTTACCTGCTCCGATCCCTAGTTCAGCAGCTTGCTGTGCTCTCTCTTTAGCTTTTTGTTTAGTCATAAACAACGCATCTTTTACTTTTTCTTTATCAGCGTTGCTCAAAGCCATTTTATTTTCATCATAATCTAATGCAGATCGATAATCATTAGATTCATCAGAAGATTTTTCTTTTTCTACATTTTGTTTTTCGTCTTTTTCAATACCATCACTTTTGTCAAGTAATTTCTGTGCTTTTTGATGTTCTGTTTGTTTTGGTTTCTCTACTTTAGGTTTTGGTTTAGAAACTTTTTTGGGTTTTTCACTTGGCATCTTTGCAGGAGCATGTTGAAATTT